CTTTTCTTTTCTTTTAAATAATCCAATGACCACATATCTGGCCAATAGGACAATTCCTCTCCTGTTTTTAAATCATTTTGAATTGCAGAGAGAACAATTTGAGTCCAGTTATTTTGTTCATTAAAAGTAGTGGCATGAATATCGTCGTGTCGAAAACGAGTACCAAGACAAATGGCTCTTCCACCTTCAAACATAGTGGGCGCAATAACTGCGTTCCAGTTGTCCTGCATCATTTTCCTGATGTCAGGGTTTGCAATGTCTGCGGCTGATTTAATAGCGTCATCAATCATTACAAGGTGAGAACGCTTGGATGTCACTGAACCTTTTAAGCCTGCAGCGCAAAGCGTAAATTGTTCATCACCTGTAACGTCAATACCAGCAAACTTGTGGTCGATAGACCAGTACTCGTTACTTGTTACATTCTTTAAAAGACGAACACTTGGAAAAACTTCCTGGTAACGTTTGCTTTCAATAATACGTTTAATTGTTGCTGACTTAGAACGAGCAATGTCAACGGTATAAGAAAGATAAAGAACCTGCAAAGGACGCTTTGCTTCTGTATGAATTCCAATAGCCCAAGCAGTAAGCAAGCCTAATACTGTGGATTTAGCCGACCCCCGTGGAGCCAACAAATCAATATTCGGGCCAGCAATTTTGATTAAACAACTACTATCTCGTTCTGTAACAAAATGTTTGTGCCAATTTTTATGGTGGTCGGCCGGAGGTTTATCTGCTACATACTCACAAAAATAACCAAAATCTTCTTTCGCCTTTTTAATTAAGTCGTAGTTTTTAGTATCTTTAATTTTGTAATTCTTAGAAGCAGCGCGAGCGTTGCGACGGTGAGCAAGGTGAATATAAGAAGGCACAGTAAGTACTCAAACGTACTTGAATACTAGCTGAATTATTTGTCTTTCTTGTTTTTTTGATATTGTTTTGCTTTTTCTAAAGCTGCTTTATGTTTTTCTTTGTCGGACATTTCCGTCCCATCTTCTTTTTTGGCTTCTTTCTTTTTGAAGTGGGCCAGCAAAGCTGGGGGCATCTTGTTGGCAGTCATCAGAATGTGCGGCCCGCTGTGCCAGGACCCATGGAAATACCTGAGCGTTGAGGAGTTTTTGTACGTTCGGCAGCAGCCGAACGAGCAGCGGTTGCAGTTTCTTTCAGTTGGCGATAAGCCTCAAAGTCTTCACGCTTGGGAAGAGTGGGAGCAGTTGGAGCATTACCAGCGAGGCGAACAGCGCCCGGTTTTTGACCAGACTGGGCTTTTTGCTTTAACGCATTCATATAACCTTCTTGCTGTCCTGCTGGAATTTTACCTGCTGCCGAACCCATGACACTAATTTTAGTTTTATAAAAATATTTTAACAGTCTATTCTTCTAATTGCATTCGAGCCCAAACGCTCATTGAAGCTTCATGTAGAGGTGATTCAATTGGATCGTCTTTAAAAATAAACATCAACTCACGAATGGCTCTATCTGCTCCAGCCATAAGTAATCCTTTACGATCTTTATTGGAAGTAAACTCTTCCACTTGGGCAATAGTGCCGCGCAATTCTTTTTGCATAGATGCAATTCGTGCAACACCGGCGTCCCTTTTTACAGTTCCATCCTCTACCGCTTCTCGCAGCTTGCGAATATCTTCTTGCATTTCTTCGATCTCGTAAAGAAGTTTTTTACGATGATCGGGTTTTTTGTAACGAACTTTAACCCAGTCTTCACAAATGGTTATACTCCCTGTATATCCCAAAAATCGGGCATACAAAAAGCATTCAATTACGGAATAATTTTCAGAGCAAAACGAACAGAAAGATTCTTGGGTGGCGTCATCTAAAAAACGCACCCACTCCGCAAATGAATCAGTAACGATAAGCTCTTTGAGCTTGGAGGTAGTCCCTTGCTTCATCTTGCTGTTTAAACTCTTGCAGTTGTTGTGCTTTTTCTTTAGAAGCACCAACAGCTACGCCTGCATAAAGCTTAGCAGCTTCTGTTGCTTTTTTGGCTTTTTCAACGTCAAATAAATCTTCTGCCGTATCTTGTGTTTGGGAAGAAGAAGAAGACGATGTAGAAGAGCCAGAACCAGAAGAAGAAGTTGCGGTTCCAGAAGATTCAAAATCACCAAACGGATCAGCCTCTGAATAAAGCCCTGTGTCGTCGTCTTTAGTGTAATAAGTAGTTGCCATTATTGTTACGCGGGAGACTCAGAAGGAGCTGTTTCAGTTTGGCGTTTTTTCTTTAAAAAATTATAAGCAACGTCAACAGCTTGCTTATAACGATTTAAACCGGAATCAGCAATCTTATTTTGTTGTTGTTCTTCCGGTTTCATTGTCATCAGAAATTGGTCATCATGTTCGCCAAGCCTTGGCGATAAATGTTACGACCTTCAATTTCGCCGCGCTGACCAGTTTGACGCATTTTGGAAGACTCCAGGCGACTCAAGAGACCTTCAAACTCATTCATTTTGAAATCGGAAGGAGCATATTCAGATTGAAAACGCTCAGATTCAATATCCTGAATTTTTTTCTGGGCTTCAGCCTGAGTGAGACCTAAGTTTTTGGCGCTTTGGCTAGGCTTTAAGGCTCCACTAGCAAGTTCTTGAAGAGCCTTGTAATAAGCGGCGCTTGAATACGACATGTTCAAAAAATCCGTCTAAAAAAATTATAGCCTTACCAAATTAAGAAAGGCTTGAAGAGCGCAGTTTTACATTCTGTCTCTTTTGTGATTCTAATTCATTTAACAATGAATCAAAATCTTTTAACGAATAACCAGAAAAGGCATCGGTTCCAGTAGAAGGGCCTTCTGGCAAACCTTTGTTTGTATTCGTTTTTATCGTGGCATCAGGTGCCGACGAAGTTGGGGCAGGTCGGTCGAGTTTCATTAGAAAGTAAACCCGCCCAGCAGTTGTCCATACAACGAAGATTTGGCTTGAATCTTAGCCACTTCTTTGCCACCTTCGTTTTTAATTTTTTGCACATCTTTATCAATTTGACCTTGAAGTTTTGTTAACCCAGAGTCATACATGAATTGACGTTTTTGTCTGGAAGACTGAATAGCTTCTTCAATTTGACCAATGGTTCCGGTTACTGTTGTAGGTGCAGCACCAAAAGCAAGTCCTGTATCTGCTTTGAGATCACCAGCGTAACTGGGTTCAAATCCCTGAAGGAACGTGAACGCACGTTGATCTGTTTTGACGGGCTTGCCGCCCTCTTGTTTGGTTATTTTTTTACCGTACAGCTCATCGTGGTAAGCCTCCAGGTAACTGTCTGAAAGTTGACTTGTGTAATCAGACGAAGATTTAATGCTGTTTAAAAGATCACTACTGGTGTAATCGCCTGCATCAAACTCTTGTTGATAACGTTGAATTTCCTGTGACGTGGCATCGCGGCCAAGAAGATCTTTAAACGCAGAATTAATTTTTACATCGCGTTTTTTATCAATGTCTTTTGTATATTGCGCCCGCAATTTAGAAACTTCACCAGCTGTATAGCCAATATCAAGGCCATAATCCTTTTCAAATTTGGAAGCAGCATCTTCGATATCCTTGATGCCATAAAGACCTTGCGAATAGCCAGACTGCAAGTTCTTTAAATAAGAACTCCAATTGGCTTGTCCCGCCCGAGCAGCAGCTTCTTTGCGAGCTGTATCAGCTTTAGAGGCAGTCTTTTTTTCTTCAATGGCGTAATTGGTTTGATCCGTAAGAATCTTGTAATACGCTTTTTCCTCGGCCGAAGGGCCGGGATAATTAACTGTAGTTCCGCCGCTGCCCATAGTTAAAATCCTAATAAATGTATTTTATTCGAGTTCACAATAAATCAGCCAAAAGCCTTGGCAAATGTTTTAGTTGGGCCAAACATACCAGCCATTGCGGCCTGGCGTTCAACCAAAGCCTGATTTAAAGCTGCTTTCTTTTCTCGCTGGAAAAGAGCAGTCGCTTCTGGAGAAAGCATTTCGCGCATTTGGCGACGACGGCCTTCGGAATCAAGAAGGCCTTCCCAAGGACGAAATTCCCTTAATTCTTTTTCTTTTGCTTTTGATTGTAAAAGATAATCGTACTCAGGGGCAACGGCTGTATTAAATAAGCCCTGCATACCAGCAACGCCACGGGCGCGGCTTGCTTCTTGCATGCGAATGGACTCAATTTGAGCCATCTTTTCAGCTTCACGCTGAGCTTGCATGCCTGAAAAGATACCACCTAAAGCGGTGGATCCCAGTGAAGCTACTGCTAAAGGCCACATAATTAAACTACCGCATCTCTTGAGTTTATTTTAACCTAAGAAAAATAACGAATCCCAACATTGCGTTCCGTTGGGAATGGAATTTGCTGGGTACCAGCCAAAATGGTACCTGGGATTTGTTGTTGGGCGGAATAAATCCTATCCGGAGTGCTGTACGGACTAAAGGCTGCGCGAGCTGCTAAACCAAGATTAGAAATGATGTCGTTTGTCATGCGATACTTCATCATTTGATCGCCTTGTTCTTTGTAGAACTCTTTGGCTGCTTTTAATTCACGATCAAATTTTTCTTTTTCATATTCCGGTGTCATGCGTTGACCTGCTTTTTCAAGCACACCAGCGAGCGCAATATCAGAAGGGCTGAAGTAACCATAGGCTTGGTTCATAGGAGCAGCAAACGCTCCAGCCAATTTGCCAGGAGTAAAGCCAGGAATTGGGTTTAAATCACTCATGCAATCCCCCTGACAGCTGCCGGATTAAGAACAGCGTTTTCGTAAGGGTTGGTTGTCATAATCGTGCGAGCCGTAGCACCTGTTTCTTGAAGACCCATACCAGCAAGTTGCATTGTGCCAAGCTGACGCTGAAGCTGTCCGGCAAGCTGTGCATTTTGCTGTTGAGCCTGCATGAAGCGGGCAAAGTCAGCATTCTTATATTTCTGTTGAATTTGATATTGATTCTCCAAGGCACGAGTCGGCATGTTTACGCCCAGCTCATTGAGAAGAGCCATGCGTTGAATGGTTTCTTTATCCGTAACACCGCCCAGGCCAACTTCTTTACCTGTTCCAGCTGAAACACCTGCTTCACGCTGGACACCTGCCACGGTATTAGCAACATCGCCAACAGCAGCTTGAGCGCCACCAACCAATTGGTTACCGACTTGTCCCATGCCGCTTAGTAGGCCGCTAACGCCGCGACCGACCATCCCGCCAGCACCAGCCGCCAGTGCGCTGCCGCCCAGCATTGCAGCCCCACGGAGCAGGGGATTAGGAATAGCAGCGGCGGCTCCCTTTAAAGCTTTTCCAGCTGCAATGGTACTGACTGTGGCACCAATACCACCAGCGATGTCTTGACCAGCAAACATCTGTGCGGCCATGAAACCACCTGGGGCGTAACGGGAAAACTTGCTTCCAGCGTTACTATTTAAGCCAAGGTTCAAAGTATTCATCAAGTTCTCAAAGAACTTGGGATTTGCTTTTTGCTGTTCGCCAACACCTGTCAGATTGGTTGCCATCACACTGGCAGGACCACCGGTATAAGGAACAAGCGCACCGCCAGGAGGCATACCTGACTGAGGCGCCTGGGGAGATCCCGCCGGATAACCTGTATATGCCATCTGTAAAAATACTTTTATTTAAGTTAATTTTATCAGTCTATACATTTAAGACCAATAAACTACGCCATCTTTTTCATATGGATATTTAACCTCTTGTGTTTGAGGTAAACGTTCCGGATAAGATGGCTCTCCAGAACGATTGACGGCGGAAATAATTTTGTTAGCAACATTGCCTACCGCCATACCAGCCAGGGAGCCCAGTAAACCACCTGCCGCCAACTTCCTGGCTTGTGGCTTTGGTTGAGCAGCTGCCATTTTGATTCCTGCAACACCACCAGCAAGAGAGGTAACTGCGGGGATTCCCACGGGGAAACCAAGCATGCGAACTTCAGGAACACCTTGAAGATTTGAAGTTGTTCCTTTGAGAACGCCCAGACCAAACAAGCCTTTGTCTTGGTAGTAACTACGCATTGCTTCTCCGTAAGCCTGCGGCGTCAAAGAAGGAATATCTTGTTTTGCTGTTTCGTACTTTAATGGTTGACCTTGGCGTTGAAGAACCAAACGTTCAAATAACTCAAGGCCTGGCTGAGCTGTTTCGCGGCGATCCTCCGCACCAACTTCCGGGTGCATTTGAGCGTACCCTTTTGGCCTAAAAAATTCCCCTGGATTCGTAACGTCAATTGTTCCAGTATTTACAAAGAAGGGTAAAGAAACAGAAGCTGAAATTACGGCTTTTTGCGTCGGTGTTAACTGCATGCCGTGAGCATCAATTGCTTTTTCGGTTAATTGATCGGCCACTGCAGGAGCAGTATTATTGCGCCACCAATGCATCATGGTGGATTTACTCCCAACATCAGTCGCAACTCGCGCTGCATAAGCGCCTAAAAATTCAGCCGGAGTTTCTTGAAAAGAAATTGGCGGGCGAGGAGGATTGACCGTTGACGAACCGCCCGGTCCTTTCACCGATTTAGCTGGAGCGCCTTGCTGAAGATTTTGAAGAAACTTTTTATTTTTAAATACGGTGTAATCAGTATTACCTTGGGACGCCATTTCGGCAATCACATTTTCTCCCGCTTTAAAGCCGGTCTTAAGGCCTTCTACAACAGAAGTGACTTGTTTAGGAAGAGTAAAACGAAGTTGTACAGGAATCACGGTTTTACTCCTTAGTAAGGCCTAACACCCATGTCGGCAAGATAATCCCGATACGGGATACCTTGTAACTGAAAATTTGTACCTGGGGCCACAATTTGGTTTTCTAATTCATTAACTTCAGCACGTTGTTGATTTTGTTGTTGCGTTGTAGCTGCTTGACTTTCTTCTTGTGGCATAGGCATCAATGCCGCTGTCCCCAAAGCTGCACCAACTGTTCCAAGACCACCTGCAATATCTTGTGGCATGGAAGTGATATAACGCTGGCTGTACTCGGGCTTGCCATTCTTCATGGTACGAACGGTTGCCATTTGACCAGGGGCAAATTTACCCGCCAGCTTCATTCCGCCGTAACTAAGTCCAACATCAGCCAGGGCGGATAAACCAGCCACTGGAAGACCGCCACCACCCATCAGCGTGTAGGCACCAGCCATCACAGCACCTGGAACGGCCTGCTGTAAAAGATTGCGATCTTCAACAGATAAATTTTTTAACCGCTGAGCTGCCGGTGCATTTGTAACTTGCTGAATACGCTCGGCCGCAGTAACGCCTCCTTTGCCCAGCATTCCAATTTTGGAAAGCTGTTCTTCAATAAGTTTAGCGGCAGCAGATAGCCGAGACATATCTATTCACTTAATATTTTTATTTTAACCGTTTTAATTTCTTATGTATTTACAGGCGCAGGTTCTTCTTCCTCAGCTTTCTTAATTTCTTCCTCACCTTGCTCTTCTTCTTTTTGTGTAGGAGGAGTAGAAGAATTAGAAACAAGTTCAGAAATTGAAACTACTCCTTCCTCTTCTTTATTGATTTGATTTTGCACGGTTGACAATAAATATCCATAGGGATCTGGATTTGTAGCAGATGGCATTGGATTTTTAATGCGATCCCCAGGCTTAATAGTCGGGCTTAAACGATATAACTCCATCCAAGTTGGGTTGTAATTAATTTGTTCTTCAGGTTTGTGTTTTGTTTTTGCAACACCTGTATTGAAATCATATGATTCATCTTTATTAAACCGACCTAGCCCATCAAACAGCTCAAAATTTTGGGGATCATTTGGATCCACTGTATTAAGTCGTTTGTTTAAATTACGTTTTCTTGATTCTGCGTAAGTTAAAAGTTTGTCGGCAGTAAATCTATTAGGCGTCCAAGGGTATTGATCACTTGTAACTGAAGAACTAAATAAATCATCAAAATTTAACTTGGTACGACGATTAAATTCGTCACCAAAATATTGATCTAAATCAAGCCGTGAATCGCGAGGCATTGATTATTTTTTCTCTTTTTTCTTCTTGTGTAATCCTACCAGCGTCTGGCGCAAACGTGCTTGTTTAATGGTACGTTCGTCATACTTTTCTGGTTCCGCAAGAACATTTTCTTGTAGCTGGGCGCTTGTGATCCCGCGCTTTTTTGCTTTTGCCGTGAAGGCGCCCTCCTTCATCTCCATTCCTTGAATCCATTTTTTTGCTTTCTTTTTTTCAGCCATGATCAAACTTTCCTACGGGGCCAAGGGGATGATTCTCCAATAGCAGAAATTCCAAGCTCAGCCATTTTTTGTTTCAAATAAGATTGGGGATCAGCTGCTTTACGTACGCCTTCCGATAATTCTACCGATGCTAAACGTTGGGGAGTAGCTTCTTGCGTTAAAGGAGTACGGCTTGGGGCAACTTTAGTGGGGCGCAAAGTTGCAGCTTCGGTGTACTGCATTTCACCTTCGCCACGCTCCATGGCACTAGGACCCCAGCCTTTTGCTTCGATGCCGTAAATTCCAACTCCTGCACCCATCCCTGCTTCTCTATCTGGTCGTCCACCAATACCACGGATAGAACGACCTTGCAGAGTTTGCATTAAGCGCTCACCTGTATTGGGATCTAATTCCAGATTTTCAACGGAAGCACGTTTTGCGTAACCCAAGATTGGTTCTTCTTGGCC